GAAAAAGTATAAATTAAATGTGAAAATAAAGGCTATAATTTACATTTTCAATGCTAATTTATTCTTTGTTTTGTTTCGAAAACTGCCACGCAGTTTTCGGGTAATAGATTATAATGCTTAGTAAGGAAATCTAAGGCTTTCATTTTATCAGCTAGTTTAATCTTAACTCCATCTTTGCCCTCACTTATTTCATTAATGAGAGTTCCGTCAACTTGATTACTTTCTCCAAGCCTTACATAATTATATTTCTTAGCCATGATTTCGCCTTTTTCATTAATTCTAGCCTTACCATCTTTATCATATATGACCTTTTCATCCTCTCCAAATTGCACATAATCAGTGATATCAGCGAAGGCAATATCAATATATTTTTGAATCACACTTCTACTTAAAAACTCCTTATTACATTCAGAGCCTATTAATTTGTCTACCTGTTCTCGTACCTTATCATTTCTAATCAATCTACTACCATTCATCATTGCACTTTCATAGGTACACTTATAAGCTTTTTGATATGCTTTTGTTGCATTTAGACATCTACTATATATAACACAAAAAAGACGTTGTTTATCTGACAACGTCACGTTTTCCATTACAGCTATTACTTCATCTGCAATAGGTTCTTTATTGTTTTTTTATTATCCTTTTTCTCTTTTGCAACGTTGCGTTTTTTCTTTTCTTTTTTTTGCAACGTTGCATTTTTATCATTGTCCCAATTATATCTATTTTTCCAGCTTCTAATAGTACCTTCTGGAATATCTAGTTCCTTAGCTATGTCTATTAGCTTATTACCTTTTTTATATAATTTTTCTGCTTTTATTACTTTTTCATTAGGTGCTCTAGCCATCTCTCATTGTCACCACCTACCTTTTTCTTTTTTTAGATATTAAAATAGCACTTACAAATGTAAGTGCTTTACTTTTTCTTAACTTTTTTCCCTTGTTCATATTCATCATTTATTCTTTTCCAATTCTTAACCATGAATGATAAACCACTTAATTCTAACAGTACAGCTATTACAAAAAAATCTTTAAATTTAAATCCAAATATCAAACATACTATTCCAGTGTACATAAATTTCAAATGCGTAGTATACTGTTTATTAGTAAATTTCTTAGTTCCACTTCTTTGTAATCTAGGTAGTTGTCTTTTCTTATATCCCATAATGTCACCTCTTCCACTATTATATATCTATTTATGGGATTATAACAGTATTTTCACCTTTTCTACTCATTATTCTTAAAACATTCCTTTACACCCTCGAAAGGATAATAATATGTATCTATTGTTTCACATCCCTTTAAGTCTTTACATGATCTACATTCAATTGGAGACTTAGCGCACTCAACTATTCCTTTGTTGAATTTTATATTTAGTTTTATTTTCTTTCTTTGTCCCATGACTAAATCTCCTTTCTATTTGAATTTAAAATTTAGGCTATTTTATTGCATAAAAAAGAACCCTATTTCTAGGGTTCTATAATTCTATTGTTCTTCTTTTAATTTAACAATTCCATCTTTAACTGTTATTCGACCTATTTCCTCTAGGTATTTTAAAGTAGGTTCCATACGCTTCGCCAATCTTGCTAGCTTTGACCCAACTAAAGTTTTTTGGTAGGTTGCAAAACATATCCCCTCTAATTCATTCAAACTCATGCCATATGGTCTTATTTTCAGATTCATAATAACTTTTTCTATTGCATTCATAACTCTCACCCCTTTATATAAGTAATTATACAAAAAGGTGTTAATTCCTTCCAAATATTTCAAATAACATATAATTAAAATACCCTATATCGTCTACATATCTAGCCTTTTCAGAGATTGTTGCTTCTGTCCTCCCTAACGCTAAAGACATTCCTTCAAGTCCAATTTTATCTAACCATTCTGCAAGATACTCTTTATCTTCCACGCTCCATGGTGTGCCTTGATTTGGGTGTAAGTTTGGATTATACATAAGCCTTCCACAGTTGTCATATTGTACTGGTGCTATGCTTTCAAACATTTCATTTTACTCTCCTTTCATTTCTTTCCGTTTAAAAATGAGTGAATTAATTTTATTGAGATGTCTGGTACTGTATAATGTTCTTTCAATTCATTTCTAGTGAATATAATTAAAGTTTTGTTATTTAGCTTATTTGCTCTTAAGACTTCGTATTCGCCTTTAGCAGTTTCAATTTTTCACCCTTTTTCTATTAACCAATTTTTGAAATTTTCTAATTTAGATTTATGCAATAAATTTCTAGTTGCCATAATTTCTCCTATTTAATTTTTGATAAATTAGGTATGCAAATAATATTGGTTTTAAACTCGTTCTCTGCAAAACATTTATAGTCTGTAACTTTATATATTGTGTATTTTTCTCCCCCTCTTTGAAGTGTTTGACCTACTTTCATATCCTCATTCCCCTTTCAAATTTAGTTGGCTTGTATTGAATGCCCCTCGCTTTTGATTCACAATGTGGGCATACATAAGGTTTGCTTAAATCTGTTTTAATACTAATGTTCCAATTCAACCCACATTTACATCTAGCAACCATAAAGCAACATTCTTTCTTTATGTGCTATTAATGGATCAAGTTTTTGGCTTAATCTAACTGTTTTATCTAAAGTAGGATTTTCGTTATTTGCTATACTTGTTTCCATTTCTGCTTTAGTTTCTTTAATAGCTGCATCTAATTTATTCATAATTTTATCTTTAGTTTGATTTGCCTTAAAATTAATCATAAATACTTGCATTTTCCCATCCCCCTTAGTACTAATATTGAATTTTCTGAATATAATAAATTGAGGAAGTATTTACTTTTACTGATAAAAAGCTTTTTATAAAAGGCATTTCTGCCCTGCTATCATAAGTATTTAATTATTGCTAATGCCCTCTATCTTAGTTAATAAATTTTTGTGTTACTTTTCATCCTTATTTTTATTAAAGCTTTCTATGCTCCAATGTGATTTTATCTAACCATTCATCAAAAACTCTTTTATCAATAGCAACTCTTGAGCCTACCTTGAAATAAGGAAAATCTGTATTAGGTCTATTGACAAGTTCTCTTATCTTTTCATGCCCTATTCCAGAATACATAGCAGCTTCCATTATTGAAAAGGTTACTTTGTTAACCTTGGATTGCTTTAAGGTTTCGAGTATTTCTTTTAATAACTCCTCCATTTGTGCCTCCCTTTGTTTAAATTTCATTTGATGTATAAGTTTCCTTATTTGTCTCTCCTTTCATAGTTTTAAATTTTAGTTACTGGACAAACTAATTTTTAAAAGATAAAGAATTACCTTTGCAATATTGTTGATAATAAACTGGAATTTTAAGTACATTTCCATTAGCTTGTTTCATTTCTATAAAATTTGGGTATTCTTTTTCTTCTAAATATTGAGATATTTTTTCTAGTAAATTAGGATTAAACTTAATATTGAACCAATGTCCACCATTTTCATTAATTCTTAAACTTAAATGTAAATCTTCTAACGTTGAACCGATATTGCTGATGCATGTCATTACAGCTTCTGGATTAGGTGTTTTATCCTCCCTATACAGTCCAATTCTTGTTGCTAAATCTTCCAAAGTTACATAAGTTGATTTATTTATTGACTCTGATAATTTAATTTCTGGTAATTCTATGCCAGCTTTATTGAGCAAAAATGATATCAGCTTCATTTTTTCACTATCTGAAATTCTACTTTTGTTAAACATAGTACTCATAAGCTCTATAGTTTTATTTATTTCAGATAATTCTTGTAGTGCAGGCAATTCTTTAGCTTCTACTATTTCTGCCTTGGGAACTTCCGTAACTTTGAAGTAGCTCTTAATTAATGTTCTTTGCACTTTCCATGAAAGTTCATCTGTCATTGGCTTTGTCATCATTAGATATCCTGTTTCTGTGAATACTGGAATGTCTTTTGATGCATTGATTATCTTTTGACTTAAATCTTTGCTACAACTTAAAGTTGAAGCAAACTCACTTTGCTTTTCTATAAGAAAATAATCCTCTCCCTCAATCAAATGTTTAATATTTCTTTTGAAATTTGTTCTTATATTATTTGTTGTAGTTCCATGGACTTTAGCAATATCCCACATATGAACTACTCTCTGTCCTTCATATTCTTTTATCATTAGTTGTTGGTCATTTATTTGTAGTGTATTTTCCATGTTTTCCTCCTTTATTTTAACTTTTTAAAGGTTTTTACATATTTTTGTAGAATATACCACTTGAAAGGTGGTGATATTATGAAACCAGATATTAAAGATTTTGTTAAAGAATTCATTCCTATATTCGAATCAAGTATAGATGATGTAAATCAAAGTTTTAGAGAAAATCTTCAAAATGACTTAAATTATGCTAAAAGTAACAATTTGAACAATGATGAATTATATGCGCAAATTTTCTCTTCAACAACTAGTACTCTGTACGGAAAATCCATGAGTCTTACTCTTCAGGCAATTGAAAAGTATCACGGATGGCTTTTACAGCATTATGAGTTGAAATCAAGGGATTAGCATCACTAAATTTTTTAATCGCTTCCATTATTTTCTTTGGCTGTGCTTGAATTTGCTCTTCAAGTTCAGCCACTCTTTTTTCTAGTTCTTTTATTTTTTCTTCCATATCTTCCTCTCCTTTACTTAATAATTTTTGGTTTACTGGACAAACTAAGCTATATCATCAGCTATCAAATCCTTTATAGATATTTGAAGCTCTTTTGCTATTTTGCTTAATAACTCAAATGAAGGTGTTTTATGATTATTTTCAATTGCGGACAAATATTCTCTTGATGTTTTAATTTTATCGGCTAATTGTTGTTGTGTAAGACCTATACTCTTACGAGCTTCTTTTACTCTGAACACTTTATCGCCTCCTTATATTTTGTATTGTACGCTAAAAGCGTACGTTGCACAAAGTCAACGTACGCTCATATTATACACTTTATTTTATCGTATCTTCTTTTTCCTTTAATTTACTCCGTTTTTCTTGTTTTCTTATATTTTTTAATATATAATTATGTAAGCTGATAGTTTACGTTTAAGGTAGGTGATTGTATTGGATATAGGTTCAGCTATTAGATATATAAGAGATTCTAAAGGTATGACGATTACTGCGTTAGCAAAAGAAATTGGTACTACTAGACCTTATTTAAGTGATATAGAACGTGGCACAAAGAAACCATCTTTTAATATGTTAGAGAAAATCTGCCAAGCTTTAAACATCACCTTAGATGATTTGTTTTTATCAGAGAGTTTTCAGATAAAAGTTATTCGTACCGCATTTGATGATGCTGGGATGGATATCGACAATATAGATTTAGATGATTTAAGAAAAGTAGTGCAAATGTATAAAATAATTAACAATAAAAGTGATACTAAGGGCTAGGTAAGATTACCTAGCCTTGTTGTTGTATTTTTTTATAGTTTTCTACTATCCAATTTATATCCAATGAACACACCTCTTGAAAATCTAATTCCTCATATAATATTTTACAAATTTCTACTGACATATCGTTTTTTAATTCTTTCTTTAGTTCGCTAATTCCCATCTTTTGATTCCCCCTCAAACTTTAATATAATTTTACAACTTTTTCTATGTTTATGCAAGAACATACGTTCTCATTGTAGTTATAAAAATTCAGGTAATTTACTATAGTCATATATTGTTTCTTTTCATGCAACTATTATAAACCCATAACCCCATCGCTGATAGCGATACTTTCGACATATGAGCAACTTTTTATAGACCGTAAACTACATAATAATATTATTTATACATAATTTATGTGAAATACCCCATCATTCCACTATTTAATCAAAAAACCGCTATAGTGTATATTAAAGATGGTAGCTTCTTTAAAAGGAGCAAAACTAATGATGAATATAAATGAAAAACCAAAAATAAAATTAAAATATTATAGAGAACTTAAGGGAATGTCTCAAAAGGAACTTGCTAAAAAAGTAAAAACAACTCAAGGTTATATATCTGAAATAGAAAAAAATATAAAAAGCCCTACTATAAGAATGCTATATCATATATCTGAAGCTTTAGAAATTTGCCCTTGTATGCTATTACAATGTATAATTGAATATAGAAAAGAAATTGAATGTGAGGATATTACAAATGGCAGTAAAAACTAATTATACAGCAAATGGAAAAGACTATTTTAGAATATCTGTAAGTTTCGGTAGAGATGCAAGTGGAAAGCTAATAAGAAAATATTTTTATGGTAAAAATGAAAAAGATGCTAAAAGAAAGGCGGAGGAATATAAAGATAATTTAAAGCAAGGATTAATGATGGATGATAAGGCTTATTTAAGTCCAGTAATGGGAACATGGCTATTTGAAATAGTTAGGAATAGTATAAAACCTACTACTTTTGACATATATGAAGAGATATATAGGCTTTATGTGAAAAACTCTCCACTTGCTTACACACATTTAAAAGATATTAAGGGAATACATATACAAAAATATTATAATGAATTAAACAAAAATGGGAAATCTGCAAATAGAATTAAAGCTATCAATAAACTGTTAAAACAATTTATGGGATATGCTTTAAACGAAGGATATATTGTGAGAAATCCATGCAATAAAATTACAATACCAGGTAAAATAGATGAAATAAAAAAAGAAGTGGAAGTATTTACACAAGAAGAATTAAAGATCATCTTAGATTGTAATGAAGAATCTGCGATAAAAGATATAACATTAGTTTGTATATCTACCGGAATACGTCGAGGGGAAGCTTTGGGCTTGAAGTGGGAGGACATAGATACTAATAATAAGCAAATACACATAAGAAGAAATGTGGCTTCTGCAACGATAATAGATGGAGATACAAGGCATAAACAACAAATGGTATTAACACCCAAAACTAAAAGTTCAGTTAGAACAATTCCGCTTTCTCCAACTTTAATACCGATTTTCAAAAGATTAGAAATAAGGCAAATAAAAAATAAACTTAAGTGCGGAGAAAGTTATAACAAAGAATATGATGGTTTTGTATTTTTAACTCAAAGTGGCAATCTAATTAATTCTGGTAATATCTCAAGAACTTGGGAAAGATTTTTAAACAGGCTAGAAATAAAATATAGAAAGTTCCACACTTTAAGACATACTTATGCGACATTACAATTTGAAGCAGGCAAACCTTTAAAAACCGTGTCAGATTTATTAGGTCACTCTAAAATTGATATTACTGCAGATACATATACCCATGTGTTAAAAAAAGAAAAGGAAAAAGCCATTGATATTCTTGATGTGTTAAAAATGTGTTAATAGTGCTAAAATATCAATTAACACACTTTATAAACCCTTGTCATACCAATGGTTTTCAAACTTTATCGGCTAATAATACAGCCATATTGGCCGTTTCCTCATCTCTTATCTCACCAATCATAATAACATCAGGGTCTTGCCTTAAAATACTCCTAAGTCCATTTGAGAAAGTTATGTCTAATTTGTTATTTAAACTCATTTGATTAATATTTTGCATAACAATTTCAACTGGATCTTCTAAAGTCGTTACATTTAAAAATTTCGAATCAATTTCATTTAACATTGTATATAAAGTCGTACTTTTCCCTGATCCAGTTGGTCCATTTACTAAAATTAATCCATTATTTAATGATATTATTTTTCTAATAATTTTGATTTGATCTTCAGAAAACCCTAAGTCTTCAAGTTTATAATCAAAGTTATCACAATACATTATTCTTATAACTATTTTCTCACCATAAACTAAGGGGATAGATGATACTCTTAAATCGTATTTTATTTCATTATATTCAACCATTATTTTTCCATCTTGAGGCCTTCGTTTTTCTGTTATATCCATATTAGCTTTCAATTTTATTTTGGATGCTAGAGTTATATATTCGCTTGCATCTATTTTATGTACTAAAATCAAACTGCCGTTTATTCTATATCTCACATGAACACAATTTTTTTGAGGTTCTAGATGAATATCACTTGCCTTATCTTTTATTGCATTAAATATTAAAACATCTTCTAAGGCTCTGTCTTCCCTTCCAAAAATTAT